GGCCTCTTGTGTATATGCCGGATATTGTTCTGTTGGTGCGGTAAGGTTTGATGTGATTAGCATCGTAATGTGCGTATGCGTTACCTTCTCAGCTTCTCCTTTAAATACTCTTGGACTAACAGATGCGTCATAACACAAGATCTTGTTAATCATAAAGTAGTCAAATCCTGTTGTCGTAGAAGATGGAAGAAAGAATCTATTAGTAGCAGGTGCAACCTGTGTCAATGTAGATGTAACTGCAAATACTTCCATGGCTTCCTCTATAGGCTTCCTTAAGTCAGCATAAGACGTACCCGATTGACGGGCATTCTCCATAGTTATGGTCTTATTATATTCTGAGAAGTACTCCTCAAATACCTCAAACTGAGCCTGCTTTGAATACAGGTTGAAGTCTGATGGTGATATATACCCGTAGTTATTCTTATTAAGAATAGACAGCACGGTATTTCTTACGGAATTTATCATTATATGCTTTTTACAAAGATAAACAAAAAAAGAGGGTATAAAAATACCCTCTTCATAAACCTACGATTAACCTATGAACCTAAATAATATTGTTCTCAAGCATCTTTAAAGCGTCTATTCCTTCGTCTGATTTAAGGAACTCTGCCACGGTAAAGTAAGGGTCTTGACCATAAGGAACAGTTACCATCTTCTTCTTGTTTGATCCTGTGTTAAACCAAACCTCTTTCTGACCATTCCTAAAAGTCAATAATTTATTCTCAAAGAACACATGGACATTTGCTTGAAGTCTTAAGGTAGGGTCCTCAAGTACATTGAGGAATCCTTTTGGGTCTTTCTTGGCAAATACCAATACGTCTCTCTTTAATTCTGCAGTTGTAAATCTGCTTGGGTCTTTTCCAAACAGCACTCTTGATACAGTTTCAAGCTGCTCAAGGCTAAGCTGACGAGCTTGAATCAAGGCATCCACCTCAGCACTCAAACTCTCTACTTCTTTTGCAGCGTCTTTCTCATGGTCTACCTCAACGAATGTCCTACCGTTTAAAGGGTGGTAGTACAAGAACTCCTGTAATACAGGGTTTGTCTTTGGTACACTTAAAAACCCATTCTCGAATATAACCGGCTCCACAATTGCATTCCCGTCTTGCTCATCCTCAAATGCGGTCTTTTGATTAACCGCATATCTGAGTGGTCTGTTCACATTGTTCTGCTCGTCAAACCAAAGCAGTGGGTATCTTCTTGTATTTCTTGATGGTAAAGTGTAAGAGAGGGGGGCTACTTCCCCTTTAAGCTTATATATCCTGTCAGCAGGAACTAATTTCTGTTTCATTAGATTTTGATTTGATTAAATTTAAAATAAGGGGGAGGCTTTTAATAGCCTCCACCCTTTATTGATTGATTGCTTATGAACCGTAACGGAACAACACGAAGTTGTTAGCACCCAAAGTACAAACGCAACGCTCAGAAAGGAAGTTAACCTCCATTGCATCGAGATCGCTTGTTTGAGCACCACCGGCAGAACCTGTGATCCAAGTCTTGTATCTACGATCTTCTGTTTCAGAAGCACGGTAGCGTACGTGTAAGAAAGGACGCTTAGCGTTCTTGCCCATGATTTGGTCGTACACGGTAGTTGAACCGGCAGGAACCAAAAGACCTGTAACAGTACCTGCAGCTTGTGCACCTGTAGGTAATCCACCACGCATGGTTGGGTCGTTCAAGTATTTCCAATCAGACTTGTAGAAGTCGTAACCTCTGCGGAAGCCTGTGAAACCAAGATTCAACGCCATATCCTTATCGTTGTCGAACAAACCATAAGATGTACCGTTTGCACCGTAGCTGTTTTGAGCAGCCAACATATCGTCAATGTCAAAGCTGAAGGCACGGTTAACGAAGATTACGTTCTCTTCGATAGAACCTTGCTTGTCAAGACGAGAGATGATGCTGTCAAAGTCAGCAAGAGTAGTTGGGTTACCACCACCCCATACGTTACCACGACTGTTAACAACGTAGAAGATACCTTCAGAACCTTTGTTACCAACTTGGCTATTTGCAGTTTGAGTAGCAACACCTGAACCTGTTTCAGCAGGAACAGCCTCGATCATTGCAGTCTCAAGGTAGTCCTCGAAACGAAGGCGAGTCTCGTGCTCACTCTTCAAATACCAAAGGTATCCGGTAGCACCGTTTTCAGTTGTTACTTCTACCCATCCAATCTGAGCCATGTCAGAACCGCTTACAGCGTATTTGTCCTTGATGATGATTGGAGAGTTGTCGAAGATTTCATCTTCTGCTTCCAAAGAACCAATCATTCCATTGGTACCTTTTTTGAACTCAGAACCGTAAATCCATACAGAAAGAACAGCAGTTCCTGAGAAAGTCTGTCCACCTGCTTCGTAGTAAGCTACGTCAAAAGTACCTGCTGTGGTGTTAACCGCAGTAACGATACCTTTGTTAGAAAGGCCGGTAGCATTGTCAGAGATGTAAACAGTCTGACCAACACGGATAGCGATACCACTTACGTTAGCATCACTTACAGTGATAGTAGCAGTATCTGCAGCAGCAGCAGCAGATGAGTCACAGTTTACATACTTAGTATGCAAACGACCTTGTTCAGCCCACTTAATCATGTCTGAGTTAGAAGGCATTTCAGCACCTACCATACGGAGGAAAGATGCTACAGTACGATTACCGTAACGCTCAAATTCTTTCTCATAAGTATCAGGAAGATACTGATTCAAGAAGTTGAAGTTGGTAATATAGTTAGTCGATAATGGCACCTGCTCCGCACTTGGCTGAAGCTGATAGCCGGGATTGTTTAAAACAGCCATTTTTTTTAAATTTTAAATTTTATATTTTTTTGATGCTTCGGATTTTTAGACTCTTTCCTGAGTCCGGTGTCACCGATTTCACCTGCATTCCACCCTTGTTTGTAACTTCAGGTGCTCTGCGCTCAGACATATTTATGTTCTTGATTTTTCGCAGCTCACTATCCGTTGCATCAGATTTACCTTGTTCGTAAAAGAACTTAGCAAACTTGTCGGGATTCATCGCCATCGCCAAAGCCCTGTGGTATCCTGCCGCATCCTTCATAAGACCATTCTCATCTAAGAACTTGTTAATAAAGTTCATTGGACTTGACTGAATCTTTTTGAGCTCTGCTGCTGAACCGGGATTGAACACGAGTTTCTTTTCGTCAAGGTCGAACTCAAAACCTTTGAAGTCTTTACTAAAGACATCATCTGATTTTTGATCAAACCATTTACGCTTTCGATCCGCTTCTTCCTGTGCAGTCTTGGCCTGTTGCGTATATTGACGGTATGCCTCGTACTCTTCCTTCTCTTGTTCAGAAAGTCCCATCCCACTTGACTCAAGGGGAATCTTATACTTTTCCTTTTGAGAATTAAAGAAGTTCTTGGCTTCCGCTATAGCCTTTTTCCTTGCGATCTTTACCTTCTTCACCCTTGACTCATCATCGATCTCCTCGTCATAGGAGTAATCCTCCATGAGGGTATCAATGTCTTCATCGTCAAGGCCCTGTTGGGTAGTCGAAAGATATTCACGAAGTAACTGATCAGGGTTCATTGCGTCAAAGTCCTTCTTCAATTGAAGAAAGTCCTCGAACCCACGGCCCGTATCCTTCTTGTACTTCATGTAAGCAGCCACATCTTCAGGGAGTGGATCACTCTCCTGACGCTCGGCCATCAACTCATCAAATGAATTGATTTGCTTGTTATAACGCTTTCCAATATATGAAAGAACTTTTTCTTCTGATAACTCTTCATCATCATCTTGGCCACCTTCCGGCTCTTGCTGTTGTTGGCCTTCATTCTTGTCAATAGCAGAGGTATCAATTTTAACCCCTGAATCAACACCCTCACCATTCATCTCCTGTTCATGCTTTTTAAGAAGCTCTTCTTCTATCTGCTGAACGCTTTTTTCTTCTATGCCATCAAGGGCACGTACTTTGATTTCCATTTAATTAGATTTAATTTGATACAAATTTATACAAAAAATACATATTATTTTAACGAGGTTCAAACTCCGCTAAATCAAACCCATCAAGAGTATCCTCATTCGACTCAAAATTCATCGGAGGTAGGTTATTCTTTCTTTGGTTGATCAGCTTAGATTGCTGTGTATTTTGCATGCTCACCCTCTTATCCTTAGCCATCTCCTTCATATCCTCACGAGACATGAGCGAAGACTCCTTGATACCGGCTATCTGCATTTGGTATTGGAACTCCTCATTCATTAGCATACGCTTCATATCAGCTTCTGCCTTGAGCTTCTCAATATCGAACGCCACCTCAGCCTGCTTAAGCTGCATCTTTGATTGGGACTCCAATTGAATCTTTTGCATAGCCGCCTGAGCTGCCATTTGCTGAGACTGCATTTGTTGCTGAGCCATCATAGCCTGCTTCTGCATAGCCATCTTTTCCTCTCTCTCCTGCTTCTTGACACGCTTAACCTTCAATAATTGATTGGCAAGCTTAAGGTTCTTAATCTCTCTGATGTCAATAGCATCCTCAAGGTTGATGTCTCCTTTAGAAAGAGCCATCTGAATGTTCGCCTCGAGCTGAGCTTTTTGCTCTTCATCCGGAGAGATCTCAATAAATATACCAAAGTCGTAGATATATAGGTCCTTAATGTCATTAAGGAGGGATACGTTGTACTTGCCAATTTTGTTGGCAAAGTCATCTCTAAAGTCTGCGTATTCTAAAATGTCAGCAACACGGTAGGTAAGGGCCTCAGCAAGCGACCTGTATACAAATAGGCCTCCTTCAAGAATGTGGCGTGTAGCCGTATTGGAGTTAAGTGCTGCAAGCTTTTGGACCCCTACCAATGAGTTAGGGTCAGGCATAGAGCCATCTCTTGCTTCGTTAAGACCGGTCACAGACCTGATCATATCGAGGTAGTGGTTATAATTTGCTATCAGCATCTGCGTTTTAGCTGCGCCTGAATTTGAGGTAAGCTGCTGAATAGGTATACGAGCGTTATTAAAATCTCCATCTTGGGTATAGCTGCGTCCTATAACGCTACCCGTTTGGAAGTAAAGACGTAACGCATCTTCAGGATTATATGCCTGACCCGTACCAAGGTCAACCTCATTGAGACCATCGGCATCAATGAATACCCCATCAGGAACAGTGCGTGCAATAACTTGTTGTAGTTTTAAGTGAGTCAATTGAATCAAGTCTGCAAATGGTATCATCCTGCGCACAAGCGACTCGATAACACCTTTGTACATTCTTGGTGCAACTGCTACATAATTCGGCAGTGCATGTTGAGAAGTTGACTTTGGTCTCACCATGTTCTCAGCCATCTTCCACTTAAGCAAGATGTTGGTTCCCATTACCATGACACCATCATACCATACATCGATGGTCTTCTCAATCTTTTCAAAATTACCTTCCTCCATCATTTCAGTTGGAGGGTTAAATGTTTCATCCTTCTCAATCATTCTTGAGCCACCACCGTCAAGAATCTTTTTCTTGTATACAATTTTCTTGGTGCTCTTATAGTTGAAATAAAGAAGGGTTGCTGTATCACGATAGAACAAACTGTTCTCGTAAAATTGCGCTACATTATAGTAATCATACCAACTCTGTGAGTACATTGAAATTTCTTGCAACTGCTCACGAGTAAGTGTTGGATCAATCTTAAGTAATTCAGTTATTGGAAGTGTTTTAATCTCACCCCAATAAAATACATCTTGGAAGAAAGGATCTTCTGTGTAGCTATATACAATGTTTGCAGGATCAACGTATGATACCTGAACACCTGCTCCGGGAAGGAACTCATGCTTTGCAACACCAATACCAACTACTGTTAAATCATAATCAATACGCTTTCGTGTATCCTGATAATGATTCTCGTCAAATATTGTATTGATTGCTTCTTCTTCCGCTATCTCAATTGCAGGCTTATAGTTAAGCTGCATGTATAATGAAAGTTCTTCGTCTGTTTCAGGAAGTTCATCAGGGTCCATCATAAAAGGATTCGCACCTGTTTCTTCTTGAATAGTTGTAAGCACATCTTTGGCGGCCATCTGACCTTCAACCATGTCTTGATACTTACTTCGCTTTGATTGAGACATTGCATCTTGCGCATAAGCCTTCACTTTAAATAAGCGATCGCTCATACCATTTACAACAATATCAACAAACTTTGGAAGAATAGGCACAGGAGTCCAATCGAGATTCAAGTATGACAAATCTCCGTCTATTGCAAGTTCATTTTTATACTTCTGAACAGGCTGTTCACCACGAGCATATAAACGCAAGCGATGAAAGTCACGCCACTGACTATAGTAGCGACACTGATTACCGTCCTTTCGGAACCACTCATATTGTATTGCTTGACCAACTTGAAGGCCAAACGCATCAGAGGCTTTCTCGGCATCAGATACAAACTGACCCGGGAAACCTGTTGCGGATATATTTACTACGACATCTTTCATCTAATAAGTTGACTTGTTGTTCCACTATTAGTGTACCGTGCGAAATTAATACTAATTTTCGACTCTTTTTTCTCAGGTAAATATACATGTTTTTGATTTGCCATAATAGCTAAACCTGAACTAATTGATGCGTCATGCTTAGTTCTGTCATTAATATCGAATTTTGCCCAATCTTCAAGCGTCCTTGTGAACGGCATAGAGCCTATTTCATCAGACGATCTGTAAGCTCCGGTCGTATCCATCCCCACAAATTTTTCTATGTAAGTCTCAATAGCTGAAGCATGCGCCTGCTTAACTTCTTCCGAAGAGTTGGGTATACCACCAAGCTCCCTTTCGGTTTTACTCAACTTGTTGAGCACCCTGTCGGGTCTGTTCATTGAGAAGTTCCTGTACCCTCTGTTCTTAAAATGGTAAAGGATACGAGCCTTGTTATTTTCCGCAAGCATTGGCATCCCATAAAACACACAGGCCATAAGCACATCCTCAAAGAATATCTCAGCCGTCTGAGGACGGGCAATATACTCAAGGAAGAACTGATTAACCGGAGCGTCATCCATGTGGTACTTAGTCATACCGTGGAGGGATCCGTTAGACCCCCTGCCACCAACCACTGCCGATATATCGTATGGGTCGCAGCCAAAACTTCCAAGATGTTCATTGCCGGGGTATTTCTGCCCGTTTCTTGTCGATACACTATTTTGCATGTGAGGTGGTGGGAACCAATTAATTAAGAACCTACCCCTAATATCGGGAGTCCATATAACCTTGGTATCTTTCTCCCCGTCTTTCCAATGAAAAGATCCACGTGAATAAAGCTGACCTTCTATCTGTGAATCATTATAGTCTATTTGTTGATAAATTTTTGTCAAATTAAATATAGAAGACTTGCTCTCGTCTCTGAAAGCGTGGCTCTCGGTACGGGGGAACTGACGGTAAAACTCGTTCAGCGCATCAGCATCACTCTTTAATGACTCAACCTCAGCCTCCCAATAGTCAATGGCTCCATTGATTATCTTCTGTCCGTCAACACCCTTGATCGGCTCAGATGGTTTCCTAAATACCGGCATCCCGTAGCGGTCGATGAACCCTTCCATGTTCCACTCCATCGGAATGAATAGGGCATACAGCCCACTTTTTGTCTGACCGTTGGCGTTTCTGTTGAAAACTCTTGAGTCCTCATATAGCTTCTTGTAGTTATCCCCACCCTTACTAAGTGCATTTGAGGTAGACCCCATCATACACTTGCCAATTATCTTGCTACCAACCCTAAGACAGGTCTTGGTTACCCTCCAATTGTTCAGGATATTGTTTGGCTTAAGCCACTTTGCGCTCTCATCGTGCGCAAGATATAGAAGCTTTTCACCGTCATAACTGTTCTCCTCTGTATTCTTCCAATCTATCGTGGTATCCAAACCATCTACAATGTTGCTGTCAGCAGCATTGGTCATGTTCTTTTTGGTGATTTTGGATGCCGGTACCCGGTAGGCAAGCTCAGTCTTCGGCTTATCCATACCGTCCATAATCGGACGGAAGAAGAAAGGCAGCCTGCTGTTGATAGGCACCACCTTATCCGTGAACATCTTCTTGGCATCGGCACCCGTCTTTGAGAGGATACCAACCCTTGAGTCACGAGCAAGGGTGGCTATATTGACGCACTCTGAGGATGACATGAACGAGAATCCGGAACGTCTGATCTTAAGATAGATCATCCCAAAGCATCTCGGATCAGCCCGGCATGCCTCCCAAAAGATAAAGAATATCCGGTTGGCCTCCCGGTAATCAGGGTACCCCACGTCAATACTTGACCATTGTAGGTACATGTAGTGAGATCCGGTAATATAGTTTGGTTTGCCATTGTTCATAAACCAATAACCATTCTCACGGTTATTGAACTCCTGCTCAATGTAGTCTACCCACCGGTCCTTAAACTCGGCAGGCATCTCGTTCCAATGGAATATAGATTGAATTTTAGATAGCTCCTTTGGCAGATCTTGTCTTTCCCAATACTGCTCAGAAGAAGTTTCACTTCTTTTATAGCACTCTGTAGGAGCCAATGGTAAGGCAATAAGCAGCCCGGCCACATTTATAATGTCGCCAATCTGTCCCGTCTTTGATATGACCACCATGTCATACTGCTCGTTATACCCATATTGCCAAGCCTTATGGGTGTTCTTTTTAGAGACAGCGTTCTTAGGCACATGGTCACTAACGATTCGATACAGACCTTCGCTCTGCAAATCCTTGCTTTGTATCATTTCTTACTACTCCTTTTTCAATAAGTTCAAGACTCTCCTTCTCTGATTCTACTCGGCTAAGTATTTCAAACGCATCAAAGATCGCAAGCTTTTTGGTTGCCGCAGCATTCTTAAGTCTATCTGCCGCAAGCTCGTCATCCGGATCAGGCTTGATAATATTTTCTTCAGCAACCCTTATGAGTTGCTCTACCGCCTTATAACCTGCATCAATAATCTTCTTCTTTATTTCTACTGCATCACTCATAATGTCATGGTTATTTGGTGATCAAATATTCGGTAAAGCTTTTGTCCGTCCACGTCAAATTCATATTCACTATCAGGCTTAAAGCACACGGTGTCCCCTTCTCGTACGCCTTGCGCTGCGAGATAGTCGTTTGGATAAACCATGGTGCCCATAAGGGGCTCATTAGTAAAGGGCTTCTTGATGTAGGATTCAGTAGCAGGGATAGGCTTCACAAAGCAGTAGCGGCTATAGGTATTCCACTTGCCATCACGCTTATACATAAAAAACTGATCAGGCTCTACAAAGAAGATGTCATCTTTGAAGAAGCTGCGACCACTCTTACGCCTACCCTTGATGTCGTTGTAAAACTTAAATACGTTATGGTGAACAAGTAGTGTGTCACCTTTTTGGATTGGCCCGTCATAGCCACGTGGTACTTCTACCACCTCGGCATAGCGATTAGAGAAGGTATGATCCTCCTCAGAGGTATTAACGATAAGCTCTATGCCACCTATCTCTTTTGTATTATTATATCGTTTACCTGTAACAATGAAGTCAAATGGAGATTGCATTAATAGTCAATATTAAATTCAATAGACACAGGCATGTTCTGATTGAAAGACTTCCATAACATCACCTCCTCTTTTTCGTTGATAATGTAAATCTTTACATCTCCCGTTTCAGGCTCGAACTTAATAAGGTGAATTGAATTTGTCTCTCCAAGGATTTTCTGTCCTACAATATAGTGCATTGCACTACCCTTGTAGTCAGGTCCTATAGATATTTTCCTGATGTCCATATTTGATTAGATTAAATTTCATTTACAAAGTTAATGCACTACGCCCAAATAATCTGTACCGGTTATACGGTACACATTACCTGCCACTAAACCTGCAGATAGTGCAGCAGCGTTATTCGCATATACCGGTACACTTGGTAATGGTAGAGCGAGAATATCGCCAACCGTAAAGTTTTTTGTCTTGTTGCTGTCTTCAGCATCTGTGCCGATCAGTTTATCAGCATAGGTTACGTTGTTGTCTGTTGCGTAAGAATTAATGTTTCCCATTATTTTAACATTGAACTGATGAATAATTTGAAATTATGCCATAACCATCCATGTCCCAACTTGCTTGAGCAAAAACATATAGCTCTGTTACAGGATTAGTTAGGTTTGAATTAAAGTGTATTGAGCATCCTGCAGATAATGTAGCACATTCTGAGTAAAGTGTTTTTGGATTAGTACCGGCATCAGAACAAGCTCCTGCTGCGCTTGAGTTACTTATACCGCAATTAGTAATTGCATAAGATGTTTGACCTGCACAAAGAGTATAATCTGTAATAGTTGGTATCTCACCTGTTGTATAATACCTAAATGAATAAGTATCTACTTTAAAATATCCGGGAGTTCCTCCACATAATTCATCACTATACCATTGATTAACTAATCCACTATCAGTATAAAGAAGCGAACCGTTGCCAAGCGCAAAATCTTCACTATATAGCGTAATTGAATAAGCGTTTGAACTACACGCTATAGATGCCGTAGAAGCTCCCTGCTCAATATAGAACCCATCATAATAACACGTAGTGTAATAGTAGATGGTGTGTGCGTATGAAGTGATGACAGCTTGCAAATCAGATTTCACAACGAGCTGATTACTTGCTTTTGCTGCATACGGTCCGTAAGACGTATTAATGTTTACGTAGGTATTCGCATCAGTTTTAGTAATCTGCTCGTTGGTTGCCGGTATAGAAGTCTTAGCTGTAAAGACACCGTTATTCACAGCGCTTTGCAAGTTATTAAACGATACCGTCTGATTATTTGCTAAGGTTGCCCAAGACATTATTCTTCGATTTCAGGAGTTTCTTCTACTTCAGGCTCAGGAGTTGGAGTTGGCTCGGGCTCAGGAGCAGGAGGAACAGGAGGAACATACTCCCCTGTGATTGTAAGATTCAGTTGCTGAGCAATCCAATCATAAGCATAATCATTTGTTTCCCAATTCTGATAAGTCTCACCATCCATAAGTAAAGTTCCATTTGTTAGGATGTTTAATTGCTCAAGATAAGGATTCTCAGGACTAACAACAACCTGAAGCAATTGATAGTTAAAGATTGCACTATTAAACAGGTTGTCATTACTACTGCTTGAAGCAAGCACTGTTGCTTGAACTTCGTTACCGTTAAACCAAACGGATACAGGCTCGATTGTTTTCATTTTATTTGTTTTTAAGTTGTTTTTTTAATTCAAATACTTCTTTCTCAAGGGCAGCAATCTTTGCTGTATGGACTTGCCTATATGATAAATCTAAGTAGCCATCATCCCTTTTAGAGATTGCGCTTGGAAGAATCCTTTCGACATCTTGTGCAAGATAACCAATCTCTTTCATTCCATTCTTTAAATAAGACTTTGCAATTATACTGCTTACGTTAGTGTCTAAGTCAATTATGTTTGACTTTAGTCTTTCATCTGAACTTTCAAAAAATGAAGTGGCTGTAACACTACCTGTTACTGTCATTGCTCCTGAAGTGTTCAATTGCATTCCAAGTGTATTCTGATTTACATATACGCTATAAGCACT